AATGACGCGCTGCACCATGCCAACGTGCCCGCTGGCAAACTCCACCAGAAAGCCTTTACTCAGGTTTCCCTTGCCGGTCAGCCGCTTCATGCTGCCAGATTTCAGAACTTTCGCTCTGAAATGTGCCGGGGCATTCGCCACATCCTGTCCGACATACGGTCTTGACGGGATAGTTTTGAAATAGCCCAGATCATTTTTCATTGCGTCTTTCTGTCCCGGTCCGCCAATGTGCAGCTCTGCGCCTAAATCGGATACCCTCGCCTTCTTCCTGATTTTTAAATCATTCAGGCGGCGACGACCGGCGCTATTTACTGCATACCGTGCTTTCGCTTCCCGGATCATCACCTTGCGGGCATCCTTTGCGGTTTCATTGACCGCATTTCGGATAACCAAAGGTGCTTTCTTTCCAAGGTTGCCCAGGGCGTTTGCAACGTCCTTTTCGCCGATCAGCTCAATTGTTAAGTTGTCGGCATTGTACCGTGTGTAGCTCATTGCCTTCTCCGGTCTATGGTTATCACATAAAGTCCTTGCTGCTCGTCAAAGTTCTGGATCGTCAAGTCTGCACCGTCTACCTGAATGGGATTTCCGATTTTTGGTTTCTTGCCAAAGTCCCCCGCCTTGACATACAGCTTTTTGCTTGTAGTGTAAATCTGCGTGCCGAAGCTCTGCCGGACACCGCCCTCCCAATGTCCGCCGCTTTCTTTCAGCGTATCATTGGAGATCACGGCCTTCATCTTCTGCCCATTGATGGTGTGTTCCTCTGCGAAGATATCATCATCCAAAAAAACAGCGTCAATGTCTTCTGCAAGCAGTTTTTTGAAGTCGGACATTTTCTTTCCTCAAAAAGATGCTCCCGCCGGGTATTGGCATGGAGCATTTTCTTTAGCAGACCTCAGCCACCAGCCAGCTGTCCACCTTATCAGGGATGGGCAGCGGGTGAGACTGGACTTCCATCATACGGCGGTCGGGATGATGCTCAACATAGGAGCGCAGCAGACGGGCGGTCTGAGCGCTGACCCACTGCTGGGAAGCATCGTCGATGTAAGTGCACAGGCCATAGCCCAGCAGGTAGTTAGGTGCATGGTTGATGAGCAGCACCTTATTGTCTGCGACGAGGGGATGGGTAGCCGGGTGCTCCGGGTCGGTCCAGTCGTCCAGATAGTGCTCATCGTAGCAGTAGATGTCCAGAGCAGGGTCGTTCAGATGGCCGTAGTAGGTCAGACCGTTCGGGAGCTGCTTGACGTTGATTGCGCCGTAGCCGTAGTTTTTGGTGTCGAGGCGGCTACGGATGTCAAGGTCGGCGAGGAACAGGCCCAGCGCTTTCCAGCCCATGACGCACATATCGACATTTGCAAAGCCATTCACGGCAACCTCGTGCTTCCAATCACGGAGGTTGTCCGCGATTGCTGCCTTGTCACCACCCCAGACTGCCGTGCTGGTCAGCTTCTTCTTGTTGGTGAATCCGAAGTCCACGATCTCGTTGACACCCTCGCCGACAATGGGAATCTGCCCGGTCATAATGGCCTGTGCGCACATCCACTCTTCGCGGCGGATTACGGAATCGTTCAGACGGTTATACTCTTCCACCTGCTTCTGCGCTGCCCGCTGTGCAGGAGTCATGCCGCTGTACATCTCTTCGCCAGGCAGACGGTTCATAAGCTGGTCCGCGGTCGTGATGTCATAGGGGTTGATGAGGGGCGGCTTATAGCTCATAGTCTCGTAGCCAGCCGAACTCAGCACCTTCGCGCCATTGCGAGGATGGACGAACGCAGCCATGCGACGGTCGCCCTTCACCAGATCGAAGTCGATGGCCTTGGTCGGGAAAACATGGACATTGGTGAAAAAGGTGTCACGGAAAAAGGTGTACACCGGAGGTGCAAGGCGCACGACTTCGGCGAGGTATCGCGGGGTATAGATGTTCACTTCGTTAGGCATATCGTTTTCCTCCTTTCCTTACTTCAGGAAAATGCCGATGTTACGGAACGCCACTTCGAGCGAAGCGGCAGTCACGCCAGTTTCCAGTGCCAGCCGGTCAGCAAAGAACTCGCCGGTCAGGTAAATCACAGCATCCTCGCCGGATTTGAAATCCTCGGTGGTGATGCCGTACAGGCCGGTCACGCCGTCAGCCTTTGCCACCGGCGCTACCTTGCCTGCGCTGTTCAGCTTGACAGGTGCGCCCGCTTTCAGGTCTGCGGCCGCCTCCTTGACTGCCGTAGTAATGCGGATATCAGTGCCCGCCAGCAAATACTCCGGCGAACAGGAAAACTTTTCAGGTGCCAGATTCATACTCATAGCTTTTTCTCCTTACAGCTGCTTCTGCTTACCGATGGAGCGCAGGGCGTTCATGTACACGTCTTCCTTAGGATCACCGGTGCCGCCGGTTACATCGTTTGCGCCGCTGGCCTTGGCATCATCGTGAAGACCCTTGGCCTGATCCTGTGCCTTCTTGCGGGCAAACTTGGCAACTTCCTTCGCATACGCGGTGGCATCCATGGGATGCTCACCATACAGGGCATCCTGCATGACCTGTTCCATGCCGGGCAGTGTCATATCCTGAATGTCCTTGATGCGGGCACGCTCACGGGTGATTGCGTCCACGGCAGCACTCTGTCTGACCTCGTTGACCATGACAGGGTACGCCTTTTCCAGATCGTTCTTATCCTTGATATCCATGGTTTCTTCCTCCTGTGTTCCGGGCGTTCCCGGATTTTCTGCATTAGAAAAGCCGCCGGGTGCTTTTGCGCCCATGCGGCTTTTAACAAAATCAGGGGCCTTATCGAACAGCAGCCCCATACCAATGCTGTTGACGAACAGCTGGCCGTTCCGGTTCTCCACCACGGCATCCTCGTCTTCGCTGTCCACTTCATCGACAAAGCCGTTTTCTTTGGCTTCGCTGGCTGTCCACCAGCTCGTTTCATCCATCCACTTCCCGCACTCGTCCACTGTCTTTCCGGTCTTCTTAGCGTACAGTGCAACAATGTTGTCCCGGATGGTGTCCAGCGCTTTCAGGCAGTTCCGCATATCTGCGGCTGTCATGAAGTCACAAATGCCCATGCTCGGCGGATGAACCATATAGCTGCCGTCTGCGGCAGAAACAACCTTGTCTGCATGGCAGGCAATGATGGTGGCTGCGCTTGCGCACAGACCGTCGATGTGAACGGTAACAGTAGCGCTGTTGCGTTCCAGCATATTGCCAATGGCCTGTGCGGCGAATACATCGCCACCCCCAGAGTTCACATAGACTGTGATCTCTTTTACATTGCCCAGATTGGCAAGGTCTTCTGCAAACTGCTTCGGGGTGACGGCATCGCCCCACCAGCTTTTTTCTGCGATATCGCCGTAAAGCAGAAGTTCCGCTTTCTGGTCATCATCGGCCAGATTGCGGAACTTCCAGAAGTGCTTATTTACGGTTTTGGTCGGCGGTGTTTCCGCCTGATTCACGATTCGGAACATTTCCTTCTTTCGCAATATCGTCCACCTCCTTTTTCATCTTTGCTTCAATGACCCGCTGGCGAATGTTCATCGCATAGCTTCCGCCGTTCATTGTCGCGGTTTCCTGATCTGCTGTCGAGAAACCGGCATCCACACGCTTCACAGCTGCATCCACTTCCTGCACCGGGTTCAGGTTGGTTCTCGCCGGACCGTTCCAAGTACAGGACGTGTATGCTTTTCGGATTGCCGGGTCATCAAAAAATCCCGGTGCAGAAACGCGGCCGCTGGCAACGGCTTCTGTCAGCCATTCTTCATAGATTGGCTGGCAGAAATCATCCACGAACCATGAGCGCATCATATCGCAGGTGCGCCAGAACTCGTTCAGGGCACCACGCGCTGCACTGTAACTTGCGGTAAATTGCTTCATCAGCACTTCGCTTGGGATTTCCAGCGCTGCCGCAATCTGTTTGATGATAGCGGCGGAGAAATTATCAAAGCCCGTGTTCGGGTGCTTTGGGTCTGCAAATTCCACCTTCTCTCCCTCGTTCAGGTCGATGATTGCGCCAGACCCCAGTTCAATGGTGCCCCGATCCGCCGCGTCGATTTGCTGGTTCGGCGGGATTACCTCACCCAGCGGACGGCCAATGGATGGGTTGTCTTTCGTGATAAACACGGTGAACATCGCGCTGATGACCGCCGCTGTGATTTCGGCATCCGTATACCTTCCAAGCTGTTTCAGCGCTTCCAGTACCGGTGCCAGCAGCGGCACGCCGCGCCGCTGCCCGGAGCGTTCCCGGTTCATGATGTGCAGGATATTCCTTCGCCCTGTGGTCGCACCGTATGCTTCCACCCTCTGCCACTTTAACGGCTCCGGTAAGGCGTACAGGCTTGACAACGGATGCTGGTTACAAATCCAGTAGGCGATCACCATGCCGTTGCTATCCGTTTCCACGCCCTGCACAATGCTTTCTACCACCTTATCGTCTACGATGCAGGGAAACAGCCGGTCTTCCTGATCCGGGCTACACACCCGGTCAGCTTCAATCAGCTGCACACGCAGGTCATACGGTTGCCCCACGCTCTCCCGCATTGGCAACACGGCGAAGGCATCACCGTTCATCATGTAGGCAAGGAAGGCAAGCTGCTGTAGCTTGTAGAAGTTATCCATCCGGTCAGCATCGCAAAGCGGGCTGTCTGCCCACAGCGAAAATTCCCGGATGATCTGCATCTGCAAATCGTTTGCCTGTTCCGGGGTCATCCCCAGAAAGTCCGCGTCGATTTGCGGCGATGGGGTCAAGCCGCCAGCCACAACATTTGTGCGCAGAGTTTTAAGTGCGCCGGTAGCAATGGGCACACCCATATAAGCATCGCGGCTTCTTTCGCGCAGGGTTTTAAGGTTATCTTCGATATCCTCTTTCGCGCTGCCGCCAGCGAACTGCCAGCCGCGCATAGATTTTTTGGTCGTGGATGCACCGTAGTTGCCATAGCCGGAATTGATAAAGCGCAGGCTTTCCCGCGCTACCGCCCGGCGCAGGGCGTGTTCCGGGGCAACGGCGGCAATCGCTCGATCCATGAGGTTCATCTTACCCATGCCGTCCTCCGTCAAATATCACGCGCCACAAACCGGTACATCCGGTTTCTGCCGGCCGTTGCTGCCGTTTCCAACTCTTTTACCTTGTTGTTCCAAAATTCGATCTCACCGCGTACAGTGTAAAGGTCGGCACGGGTCAGGCGGCGGTCTCCGATGGAATAGCCCTGCCCGCTGGCAATTTTTTCTTCGGCTTCCATCCAGGTTTGCAGCTTGGCTTCTGCCTGCTCCAATGTGATTCCAGCCATTTATCCAATACCTCCCGATACGATTCTTCGTCCCGCCGGATGCTGTACCACTGGCATTTCCGTTTCTGCATCCGGGTCTTCCAGCACAGGGTTCGCGATTTCCAGTGCTGCCAGCGCATAGTCCCGACAGTCCAGTGGTTCATTGCGGTGGTAGTTAGGGTCTTTCAGTTCCCATGCTGTCGTGGGTCTGCCCTTCTTCCAGCGCACGACCTGCTTCTCTGCCGTTAAGCCTTTGAAGTAGGTTTCGTCATATCCTGCTGCTTCATCCAGCGGGAAATGACAGTAGTTCGGGCCGGGTGTCTGTACATTTAAGCGCTGGTACACCATGGTCTTGCCGTTATCAACGCCGATTGTATACAGCGGCACGCCCACGCGATTGCCGGTTGACGGCTTCGACACAAACACCGTTTCCACGCCGCCGCGTCCCTTTATGGCATAAAGGTGCCGCTGCCAGCGTTCCAGACAGAAACGATAAACTGCGTCCGTATGGTGTCCGCCGGTGTCCATTGCCGCCGCAAGGATATTCAGGATCGCACCGTCTTCCCTGCGCCATCGTGTTTGCAGGAAATTGTCCAGGTCTTCCCATATCTGAGGTTTCAGCGGGTCGCCGTATATCTTCTGATATCGGATTCCCCAGCTCTCCTTGCCTACGCCCCAACCAACAAGTTCCAGCTCGAAACGGTCGTCCTGCACGTCGATACCGCAGGTAAGCACCAGCACACCAGCCGGAACCGTTGCAGGGTACATCTCGCGGCGGCTGTACAGTGCCATATCATCCGCACTCTCGCCGCGTTCTTCCCACGTTTCACCCAGCTTTGTGTTGACCCACGCTTTCATCAGCTCTGGGTTTCCGTGGTCAAGTGCTTCCTTTGCGGAAAGAAACTCTGTCACAATGCCGGACCATGCGCAGAATGAAGAAGCAAGGACATTCAGGTGAAACCCTCGCACCTCCCGTTCTGGGTGCAGTGCAACGTATCTTCCCTTCTTGCCCTGTGCTTTCCACCGGTATTCACCGGCAATGCACCCGCAGTATTCGCACCGGTACTGCACGCCGCCTTTCGGCCAGCGTTCCCGGTCGAACACCACGTTCGCCCACACCATCGGCTGATACTCTCCGCATTCCGGGCACGGCACTGTCCATTCTTCCATCGTGCTTTCCAACCAGGCATCTTCAATGCGGCTGTCGCCCTTGATGGTCGGCGTGGAAACCAGCACCGTTTTCTTATCCCAGAATGTCGTCTGTCGAGTACGGGCCAGTGTCAGCGGGTCGCCCTCTGTACCCGCCGACTTCGGGTATCGGTCTACCTCGTCCGCCAGAACAAACTTGATCGGTCGGCTTGCCAGCCCCGCCGGGGAGTTTGCACCAACGATTGTGACGTGCCCGCCGGGGAACGACTTCTGCATGATGGTGTTTCCGGCAAACCGGCTCTTTGCGTCCATCTTCTTCCGCAGTACGGGAGTGTCCCGGATCATTGGGGCCAGTCTGTCTTTGGAGAACGTTTGTCCCATCTCCACCGTCGGCTGCAATACCAGCGTCGGGGCCGGGGTATAGTCGATATCATAGCCCAGCACGTTCAGTAGGACTTCCGTCTTGCCAACCTGTGATGAAGACTTGAACACCACCATGCGGATATGTGGATCACCGATTGCGTCCATAATCTCGCGCTGATACGGTGCGGAATCTGTGTGCCAACGTCCGGTGCCTGCACTTGCTTCCGGGGACATTCTCCTGTATTTATCCGCCCACTCGCTGACTGTCAGCTTCGGCGGCGGTTTCAGCTTCAGCAGTACCCGGCTGAACATTTCCTTTACCTCCGGGGCTACCTCTACAATTTCTCGTTTCTTCTTTTTCACGGTTTACGCACCTCGGAAGAGGGCAATATACCTGCCGTTCGTTCAGTACATACCCCCATTGGCACCCTTTGCACGGGTTTCTATCCCGTGGCTTCGGCTTCCGTTTCTTCATTGTCTTCATCCCCCAGTGCAGCCAGTGCTTCTTCCGGCTTGCTCAGAGTTTCCAACGCTTCTTCCAGTTCGGCTTGCAGCAGGTCTTGCACCTGCTGTTCCTCGCCTTCCAGTGCCACAATTGCCGGTGCCATCTTCTGCGGCAGTGCAAGGATTCTCGACCGGAAGTTCATTATCATGGTGGAGTAGGCTTTTTCCACATCGCCCACTTCCAGCAGTTCAGCATTCCGCACCCTGTTTTCTGTTTCCGCCGCTTCCCGCTTCGCCCTTGTCAGCTTTGCTCGTTCATCGTTCAGGTCTGCTTTGCTCCCCGCACCAATGAACTTGATGTACCGTGCCATGGTGTCCACAAGGTCATACAGCCCCGGCCGCTTTTCCCGGATTGTTCCTTCGTCCCGGAGTTGACGCACCCGGCGTTCAGTGAGATTGAGATATTGTGCTACAACCTTACTTGTGTAAAGGGTCATCGTCTGCATCTCCTTCTTCATCGTCCGGTACGTTTACAACGCCGGTTGCCCGCAGGCGCATCAGTTCCAGCCGTTCCCGTTCCAGCTCAACGCGGGTCCGTGTTTCCTCTGCCTGCTGAATCTTTCCGATAACTGTTGCAATCCTGCCCTGTACTTTGTTCAGCGCTTCTTGAAGGTGCATCTTCCGGGTGAATGCGCTTTCTTTGGAATACATACCAATGTTCTGCCTTGCACCATCCTGCTTCCGTCCGTCCACCATTCCAGGTGCCCGCATATCCATAAGCGTGCTGATATACAGTTCATCCGGGTCAGCAGCTTCCAGCGTTGTGATCTGATCGAGTATTCTTTTCTCTTGAACTTTCAGCAAGCCTAGTTCTTCATGCAGTGCCTTGACTGCCGTCTTCGGCGTTTTCTGCATGATAAGCAGTTCACCGTCCGTTAGTTGGTCAAAGAAAACCGCCGCATAGCCGCCGTGCTTCCTGGCATTGTTGTTTCGCGGTGGTGCCCCACCGCCCGGATTGCCCTTTGCATTCCGATTGTTTGGCTGTCCGCCCCGCGCCTTCTTTGGTGGAAACGGCAGGTCGTCCCACTTGTCATCCAGCTTCCAGCGCCGCAGGGTGTTGTACTTCACGCCCAGTTCATCCGCCAGTCCTCGAAGATTTACTTCCTCGCCGTCCCGCCGGTAGTTCAAATAGGCTTCGCGGGCGGCATCTCTTTTGTCGCTCCGCCTTGGCATTTCTTTTTCTCCAATAAAAAAGCTCCGCTGGGTTGATCCGGCAGAGCATTGTTTTCGCGCCGTCACCGGCGTGCAGGGACGAAAAAAGCCCCA